CCGCCACCATATAGAACTCCTGTTGCGTAAGAAGGAGTAAATTGTACCTGCATTGGTTCTCCGAATTTCTTTATAGTACCGTGTTCATAACCTGTTTTATCATCTTTGGATATAACAGCATAAACTATTTTACTAACATTAAATCTATTTGCTTTAACACTATTGCTCATTCTTTATTCCCCACTTTCTTTGATTAAATCAAACGTTAGGTATGTATGATATAATTTTGTATCTGTCTCTATTAAAGTTTCTTTTTTAGGAAATGAAAATGTTCTTTCATTTTTTATTTTTTCTTTAACTTCCGATATAGTGTTCGTAACATCAGGTGATTTTACTTTATACCAGAAATCTATTTGGCATGAAGCAGTTTCTTCTGTTGCATTTCCACCACCAAATAAAGCTCCGTTTTCGTTATAGAAATGGAGCGTAATACATGGGAAAACATTCTTTGCAGTGCCTTCATCAATAATGATTGGCCTTAATGTTGTGGCATTCTCTAAAAATAACTTAATTCTTTCTTCCATTATTGAACCGCCTTTGTTATAGCTTCATCAATTATTTGATTGATCTCATTTTCTGTTTGCTCTAATGTTTTATCAACAAAGTGTGTTGCTTTTGTTTTGCTTGTTCCATTATTTAGCATGTGCCATTTGTATCCCGTGTACCTTCCGCCTTTGATTATTGCATAGGTATTTCCTGTTTTATCATCTTTAATTTGTGTCTTCACATCGTCTTTCATATGTATATAAGGAGTGCCATCGTAATTTGTTGCCGTAGGACCTAAATCAGATCTGTGAAGATTATTAATTACAGCGGATTTTATAACCTTTGCACCTTTTGTTATAATGGTCTTTCTTTCATTTTCTAAAACTTTAGACATATTTAATATATCTTCTTGTATTGAAAATATGGCACCTTGATATTCTATTCCGTTGTTCATATTTTCTCCTATCCGCACACTATTTCTATTAAATTATCATGCTCATAAGTGCGAATTATATTGTATATAACTCCATTGTATTTTACTGAAGTTGCATATCTGATTGAGTTATCATCATCAATTACTTTCGACAATTTATAAGCACTTGATCTCACAGCAAATACTATCTGTGGATTCATTCCCGATTGCTGAGAAACATAAAACTCTGTTCTTGTTATTGATGAAATTCCTGCCCATACAGTTACTTCTTGTTGTACTATTTCTCCTTCAACAATTTTGCTTGTAACAAGTACTATTCTCTTGTTTAATTTACCGGCATTAACCATGAAATCACCTTGTATTCTTTCGGTATATACAGTTATATTTGAGTATATTTTAATTGAGTTATGATGGTATCTAAACTAAATGACAATTTATTATTTGTTTTATCACTTTGTACTCCACGGTTATCGAACCAATGAGTTACTAAAATCTTTATTCCTAATTTGTATAACTCCTTTGAATAATCTTTTAAAATACCTGCATTTGTTAGATATTCTTCGGCTGATTTTTGTAAGCTTTCAATTAACAAATCGTCGTCATTGCCATCTATTCGTAAAAATATTTTAAGTTCGTCTAGTGTCATATTAACTCCTTAAAAAGCAGGGGAGATTAATCCCCTGCCTATTTATTAAACTACTGCTGTAACGTCGATTTTACCCCTTACGATTGCTGCAGAATCCCAAGCCTTATATTCTTCTCTTTCGATAACTCTAAGCTCCGTTCTGTCTTTTCTGAAAGCAGTACCACCAACATTAGTCGATGCAATTTCATAAGTTTGACGATCAAATTTGATTACACCTTCTTTGTAATCACCTATGTACATTGGCGCAACTTTAGTTGTTGTTCCGGTTGTTGGCATTTGAGAATTTGGCACTACGATTACTGGTTTGCCGAAAAGGATTTTACTTGAAGGCTGAGTGATATCATCTTTCAATAACGGTTTTCCTGTTGTGTCAACAAGCGTATCTAAGTATTGAAAACCATCTTGATTAGTTAAAATTTTCGCATTGGCTGCATGCATAGGATCTAGAGTAACGTTTATTGCTTTCTTAATGGCTTTCCAGTCTGCAAATGTTACTTCGGTTAATGCTGTAAGCACTGCCATGAATAGAGCATTGTTAGTTATTACTGATTTTCGTCCAATCCATCTAGTTAAGTAATTGATAAGGTTTTGGTTGGTATCCTTTAATAAATCACTTGGAATTGGCTGCCATCCACCATATTTTTTAACCGTATAGGAAATAGCTTCGAATTGTGGGCTTCCCATGTCTGCAATATCGGCGGTATCATCAGTTATATTTGCAAATGCTGTCATTGTAGCTAATTTTTCAAAAACTCTACTTCCGGAAAGTGTTGTTACTCCTTCTATTGTTGCTAATTGAGAAATATCAATTAGTGTTCTTTTATACTCGTTAATTGCGGTTTTTACATCCTTTGGCACTATTAAAGCTCCGTCTGCATCCGTGCTTTCTGTTAAAGCATTTTTTAATGCGATTACTTCTTGGTCTTCCGCGGTTAATCTGCCACTCTTTAATGCCTTGAAAAATGCATTCTGATATCTTGTGTCAATTTCTGCTTCGTCTTTAGTCTGACCTAATTGCTTACCGCCATTGTCAGAAAAACTCATTCCATCTAGTTCATCCATTAGGTCAATTTGTTCTTTAAGATTCTTTACTTCTTGGGCTTTCGCTTTTGCTTCGGTTAATTTATTTTCATCAACCAGTTGTCTAGCTTCGGCTTTTAATCCTTCCATTTGATTCAGTAGTTCTTGTCTTTTCTTATTATCCATGTCTATACCTCTCTTATTTTAATTTTGAGTATTAAAAAAGACCTTATAAAAGGTCTAGTTCAATTAATAGCTTATCTTTCAAATTTTCGTTTTCTTTTGTTTCTAACTCTTGCTTTTGAATTGCGTTTTTAGCAAACTCAATTTTTTCCTTGGTTAACATGCCACTAAATGCATTTTGGAATGAAGTATTATTTTTATCATCCATAAATAACACTTCATCGATTAATCCTTTTTCTTTTGCTTCTTGTGCGGTTAACCATGTGGTTTTATCCATCATTTCCAACACTTCTTCATTGCTCATGCCCGACTTAGTCATGTATGTATTGGCAATTGATTGATTTGCCTTCTTAAGCATCTCAGACATTTTTTCCATGTCATGATAATCACCACTCGCTCCATAGACTGATACATTATGTACCATCATTAACGCACTTGGCATCATAGAACATTTACCTGCCATTGCTATTTCGCTTGCAGCACTACCTGCTAAACTTGGGATTGTAATTTCTACTTCACCATTATACCTTTTTAATGCAGCGTAAATATCTGCTCCTGCGAATATATCACCGCCACCGCTACTAATTTCAACTTCTATTTTTTCTCCATTAGCAGAATCAATAACAGTTTGTACATCTTTCGGGCATGTTGAATCCATCTCATACCAATCATATACCCATTTATCATCATTTGGTATGATAGCGCCCTTTATGTTGATTTTAGCCACTACTTACTACCACCTTTCTCATATTGTTTCCCTGCCATTTCAATAGGAATCATAGTTCCGTTAAGAAATAATTTATCACCGCCCGACATTGGTTCTTTTTCTTCAAGTTCTCTTGCTTCATTTGGTGTTATAAATCCTGCTTGTATTCCAACTCTGTAAGCATCGTATCTTGACTTAATATCAGCTCTTAAAATAACATCTGGATTGAATTTGAAGTAATAATTTTCTTCCAATTCCTTAGTGGTGAATAATTTGTATGTTAACTCTTGTTCGTACATATTTAGTATTGCTAATAAAGTATCTGTATAAAACTCTCTATTAGCTTCACTTGTAGATGCGTAACTAGATTTCTGCAGGTCGTTTACTTGATGTAGTTTAATTCCGTAAGCTGCGGTTATTTGCCTGATTGTTAAATTTGCATTCTCTAAAAATTGGCTATCGACCATACTTAACGCAATTGGTGTGAATTGATATCCGATAGGTAGCAAACTAACTTTGTTTGCATTTTTTAGTCCGTTTGACATTTGTTCGAACTTTTCAAGGAATCTGTTTTCTGCATCGGAATTTAACTCGCCCACATATTGAATAAGCCCTTTGGTTTGCATTCCGTTTTTGTAACTGTTATTGAGAAATTCTGTTGAACTCTTAGCATTTTCAATACTGGTCCGCAGTGTTTCAGTCGGGCTTATTCCTGCTATTCCATCGGTTGTAAGACCTTTGAAATGAAGTAAATCAACTGATTCTATCTTGTATTGATTATTTTGATTATCAGTAAATACATACCAAACTTTATTTGAACTTTTTAAAAGGCCTACATTATCAATATAAATCTTAACTTTAGAGCTATCTAATGGATATAATCCTAGAATGGTTCCTGCTTTTTTGCCTGTTTTAACTTTATCAATCCATACATAAGAGTTTCCGTGTATATTTCTTTGACTTTCTACGCATTTCCAAAAGTCACTTGAACTCATATAAGGATTAGGTCTTAGCTTCAGTAAGTTGTATAATTGATGATTATTTGCTTTCTTAATTCCATCTTGCTCCTGGTAAGCTTTTAATGGAAGTTTACTGATAGTTTCTGATAATATTTTGATACAGGTGTAAACGGTAATTTCTTTTAGTGAATTTGTTCCGTGTACATCTAATGTATCGATGTTTAATCCAAACCACTCAGCTAAACTTTGTAAACTAGTTATATCTTCATTTCTTAGTTGTGGACTGCTTCTGCTAAATATCATTTATTTCGCTCCTTTAACGGATATTTGCTAAAATAAACTCCTAAACTGAATAATATAAGACCTAGTACATACATTCCAAATATGGATGATATTAAAAAAGTGGCTGTTACTATGATTAGTAAGCCACTCATTATCAAAATATCTTCTAGATATTTAATTATAAACTTTTTCAACTGTATCACCCCCATAATTTGTTTAAGAAATCATCTGTAGCATATTTATTTACATCAATTGTCTTAATAGGATTTGCAATCATTAATTTGTGTATATCAATAGCAGCATCAATAGGGTCGATTCTTTCGGTTCTATGTTCCTTATCAATCTTAATTTCACCAAAACTATTACTTGTTGTTACCGCATTTGCACCGCAAAATCTAAATAGTTTGTCGTTTTTATTATATTTAATTGTTCCACTATCAACACTTAATTGAAAATCTTCGGTTGGAGTATTTAATTCTCGTGCTGATTGTTTAATTTCAATACAGTCAACTCCGAAACTTTCTAAATCAGCTAAGAATGCATCTGCATTGTGCGGATCGTATGCAATAAATTTAAGTTTTAAATTGTATTCTTTGATTAGATTTTTGTAATATTGAATTATATACTTATAATCTGTCTTGATTCCGCCTAATGTTTCTGTTAATGTTATAAGTTCATCATTTACCCATACATCATACGGAGCTTTATCTGTTTTAATATGTTCTGCTAATCTCATTTTAGGCATAAAACTATGTTGATGAAAGAAATATACTGGTTCTCCTTTTTCAAGATAAGAAAATTCTAATACGCCACTTGTTAAATCACCGCCACTCGATAAATCTAATCCTAATCCGCACTCTTTTCCCCTAAAATCTACTAGACTTAAATCACATGCGCAATTTTTCCAGTTTTCTAAGTTTAAATACTGGTTCTCGCTGAATTTATACCAAACGTTTAACGATTTTGTTATAAAATCTCTGAGTGTTTCTCCACCTTTGTCTCTAGCTTCTTTTGCAAATCTTTTCAAGTTTTCTAAACCTTGTGGAAGTTTTGCTACTAAAGGATTGCATTTACCCCAGTTGTCTGGATTCCAGATATCATCTTCCTTATTCATTTGTGCTATGTAAATGAAATACTCTTCGTTTTCTAGTATTTCTTCTAGTACGTTTACGCAATATTCGTATTCTTCGTAACATGGACCAGTTAAATTAAATCCTGCGGTTGTAATTATTGAAATTAAACTTTCTTTTTGATTAACTGAACCATCTTCGAGCTGTTTTACCATTTGATTAGTTGGATGTGCATGGTATTCGTCAATAATTCCGCCATGTGGATCAAAACCGTCAATAGTACCTATATCACGGCCTAATGCCATTATTTTTCCACCATTTATTCTGGATTCAATAATTGCATCATGTTCTTTAATTTTAAATATTTCGTTCAAGTCTGGTTCTATATTAATAAACTTTTTAGCTTGCTCCCATACTATACGTGCCTGTTTCATTTTTGTAGCAGTGCAATAAACTTGTGCATTTGTGTAATTATCAAATCCAGAAAGTTTAATAGCTATACCACTGTTTAAAAGTGATTTTGCATTCTTTCTTGCTAATTGAACGTAGCTTTTTCTGTATCTTCGGTACCCATTACTTTTATTTACCCAACCGAATAACGAACCAACTATAAAGCATTGAAATGGATGTAACTCAACTTGTTTTCCTACTAAATCTGGATCACCATCGGTAAAACGTAGATTTTCAAATAAGTCTATTGCTTCGTTTGCTTTATCTATATCAAATGTATATTTATATGGTACTAGCTTTGCTTTTTCTAAATCATTTAAATGTCTTTTACATGCGAGTATTACATTTCTTCCAGCAAGTTCTCTTCCTTCTATTACATCCAATGCGTATTGAGTTACTTTATCCATAAAATCACCTTACATATTTCATGAATTTGTTAGGAGTTTTATCTTCTTCTTTTTTCGGTATTACTAATTTGCATCTACTGGATATAGTAAGACCTAAGTCACTTGCTGCAGCTCTCGCCATTTTAAATATTTTTTCTTGCAGTTTTACTAATTCTATATAACTATCATTAATAGTTTTAGATTTTAATATTTTTGTTGTTACTTGTTGATATTGATGTTCAGCACTTAAATACCTTGCTAAAGCTTCGCAATCCAGATTACTCATTATGCCTATGGAAAGTAATTCATCTGCTATATTCTTGAATTTTTCTTGTATTTCTTCTGGTAAATAAGAAGGCGCAACAATATTATTTGTATTGGCTTTAACTTCGCTATTTTTTCTTTGTTCTTTTTCTTCTTTTGTTAAATGTTTTTTACCTTTGACAAGCAATAATTCTGTTGGTTGTCTGCTTCCTGCCACCTTCTCACCTCCTAAAAAAATTTCTCGTGGGGAATATCCGCGCAAGAAAAG